TTCATATACTGACTCATATTAAATTCAGATGATAACGTTAATACCTTCGAAGCAAGTATCTTATTGTTCTCTTCGCTACCAACAATAGTATTAATAGAAGGCGCATAGGTATATTCCTTATAAGACTCTTTATTAATAAGGTTCTCATAGGAATCAAAGAATATACCTTGACCTAATGTCTCATAGAAAAAGAACGGCGTACCATTGTCATAAGATCTCCTTGCTAACCAATTAATAAGGTACATAGGTCTCATACGTGGATATACACCTACTATAGTCTGTTTCGTCTCTGTATTAATAGATAACTCTTTCTCATCTATAGACAACTCATCTATACAGATATTCTTTATTAACTGACCAGGTACATTGTTAAACGGCTTAGATATTGTCTTAGATTGACTGATATACGCATGCTCTGAGACACATCTGAATACATACGTGGCTGTACCAGGACTGAGTTTAGCGTAACTATGTATCTCTGCGATCACGAATTTGTGCGAGTATTTAGTCGAAGCACCCCCTTTGAGCCGTCTCTTCAGTACTAAGTGTAATCCCTCCCCACTCACACATCTCACTTTTTCAAGCATATTTGCAGCATCCATGATATTTACTTCAGCTTGCAAGGATCCACTATATAGAGATTCATCTATAGAGAGTAATGCTATAAGATCTACTATATTATACTCTGTACCGTCATTACATACAAGTATTGCACTCTCTAACTCATAAGATGATGGTGTTATAGCATCTGATCCATTAGCAAGTTTACTATTATATCTAGACATTGTTTATTATTGCCTCATATTTTTCTACGAATTGTGTTATATACTTAGGATCTATTACTCTTATCTTTGATCTCGCATCATTAGCAGCATATATATGAGATCTATTAGTATCAAAGGAAAGTTCTCCGGCTGGCTCTCCTCCATTAATGAATACAGCATTTGTCGCTACTCTTTTTTCTGGATCGTCTGTTCTATAATAGTTATGGGGAGCATCGATATACTTATAGACATCATATGTATTAACGGAATCTGTTGTCTTTGATCCTGTAATCTTTTCTGTGGCATTTTGTGGTCCTGGGGCTGAAGATCCTATGAAAGATCCTTCAACAGATTGCAAGACTAACTGATTCATGTCCAAATTCTTCTTCACCAATATACCTGTGGCGCCTGACGTCGTACCTGTAATGGTTTCTCCTAATTCGAACCTACCCGATAGACTATTAGGATAACCTGCTTCTACTCCTATATCGCCTGTATCGTCTACTGATGGATTAGTCGTAATGACAACTCCTTCAAATTCTTGATTCATATAGGTTTGAATCTTTTCTTGACTCATCGGCCATGCAGCAAGTCCGTCATGAAGGAAATCGTTAATAATGAAGAACGTCCAATAGAACTGAGTAGTACCATATAAGCGTTGTGAGACAATATCCGGTCTCTCTCCATTCTTTACCTCATAGAAGCTATACGCATTAAGATCATCAAGGAATGCATTAAGTGGTCTTGCACTTCGATAGATGTCTACTACGTTTTGTTTAATACCATTACGATCAAAGTCGTATGCAATATTAGGAAACTGTTTGAAATAGCTCATTATTATTATTCTCCTCTATTAGATATATTGCTGGTAAGATCTTGTACGCCATCTGGAGAATCTCCTACAACATTACCTGCTGATTCGTATCCATCTATATACTGTAAACCACCACTGTATAGGTCATCTCTTGTTACAGGACGTACCTCTTGGAATGATAACGTAAGATCGATCTCTACTGGTGCAGCTCCCATATCACCATCATTTGCGTGAAAGGAATTACCGGTTGCATTATAGTTCGCTGTCATTGCAGTAAGGTATGTATCAATGATTCTTGGCATATACTTATTGACCTTACCTCCAGCCATGAATTTGATACGAAACGTGGGTGGATACTCTAATGATCCTGCACCTATTTCTTTTGGATACATATACTTACGAAACGCGCTCTCTATTTTATGAGCTGTTACTGATTCTGATGCTGATGTAGGTACAAGTTTGAATGCAAACTCGAATGATCTTACATTGACTCCTTCAAAGGTCGTCGCTGTATAGGGATTTACTACAATACCGGATTTAAGTTCACTTGCACTTGCAAATCCACCAATACCAGGAATACCACCTGCTCCGCTTTTGGCTGATTTTGTTATTCTCGATAGAACATCAGCACCGCCTACTTTATCTCCTTGAACTGCAGCATTAGCAAACATACCAGCTGTTCCAAGCTCAGCAGAACCATAGTTCATACCATCACTTGATGTTACACCACTTGGTATGAACAGATGAATCTGATTGAACTCAGGCACTCCTTTTCGTGCCATTGAGAAAGATACGTGTGGAAATCCTTGATCGGATACCTTTGACCTGAGTGTCTCAGGGAATGTTAAAATTGTCATGTCTTTTTACCCGTATAAATAGTAATACATTTAATAACTATAGATCTATTTATATGGCTTACAAAGGTAAATACACAGTAAAAAACAAAAAGAAATACGCAGGTGACTATACTAAGGTTACATACAGATCCCTATGGGAACGCAATGCATTTAGATGGGCTGAAGCTAATCCACAGATTAAGTGTTGGAATAGTGAAGAGATTGTTGTACCATATAAGTGCAAGACTGATGGTAAACTACATCGTTATTTTGTCGATATGCTTATTGAAATGACTAATGGCGATGTCTTCTTAGTTGAAATCAAACCTAAGAAACAGACTATTCCTCCAAAGAATCCTAAGCGAAAGACAAAGAAGTATCTTAATGAGGTTACTACTTATATTAAGAATACATCTAAATGGAACGCGGCACAGCAGTTTGCTAATGCAAAAGGATGGAAATTTCAGATATGGACTGAAGACACTTTAAAGAATTTAGGTGTCAAACTACTCAAAGGATAGTATAAATAGATATATGGCAAGTTTATTCGATACACTACAATCACAAGCGTTTAGGGCTGGAGTTACTCCAAGAACTAAGGACGCTCAAAATTGGTTTAGGCGCAATGTTAAGAAGTTAGGCGATACTAATCCACGAACAGTGCTTAAGGATACAGCATTAGAACCTACGACAAAGCCAAGAGTTGGCGATATGATGATGTATTTCTATGATCCAAAGCATAAGAAAACACTACCATACTATGATAGATTCCCTCTAGCAATCATGGTAGAACCAGCACCTGGTGGTTTCTATGGACTGAACTTGCACTATCTATCACCAGGAGTACGTGCACGATTCTTAGACGCGATGATGGACTTAGCCCCTAAGACTATGAATGATACTACACGATTACAGAAATTGCGGTATGCAACTATTGTTGGTGCTAAGAAATATAAAGAATTTGCACCATGTTTTAAGCATTACCTAATGGGACATGTTAAGTCTCGTATAGTACGTGTGCCTATGACTGAATGGCCTATTGCAATATTCTTACCAACAGAACAGTTCAAAGGCGTTAAAGCCGAATCTGTTTGGAGATACTCAAGGAAACAATACGCATCATGAACAGTATAGATAACCTTAAAGCAACTATAGCAAAGAAAGGCGGTGTTGCAATGCAAAACCGTTTCCAAATATTCTTTACACCCCCAACAGCAAATAGTGTTAAATCATTACTCAATAAAGATATAAAAAGCTTGATTGGAGATCTTGCAAAGAATGCAATATCAGGTGGATCACCAAAGAATGTTATACCAGATCCAAGAGATATATCTATACTATGCGAGGCTGTAAGCTTTCCAGGACGTCAGATTAGTACACTAGACTATATTGCTGATCGTCAAGCAATTAAAGTCCCTTATTCAATTATTAATGAAGATGTTAGTATGACATTTATTCTTACTAATGATTACTATATGAAAAAAGTATTTGATACTTGGGCATCAGGTATATTTGATGTTGAAAACTATAGGGCAGGATATAAAAAAGATTTTGTAACGGATATTGTTATACAACAGCTTGATCAAAACAATATTCCAATTTACAGTGTAAAGCTTGAGGGTGCATTCCCAACAACTGTAAGTGCAGTAAACTTGGATAATAATAGTGAAAATACTATCCAAAAAATGACAGTGACAATGAGTTACGAAAACTACGTACCAGAAGATATTGTAGATAGCACGAAGTCTGTTGCTAATTCAGTAATTGATGGTATACTTGGTATTTAATATAATTTAATATAATTAGGAGAATAGAATGGCGTTACCCAAGATCAGTGTTCCCACGTATGACATAAATTTGCCGTCAACGGGGAAGACTTTAAAGATGAGACCTTATTTAGTAAAAGAAGAAAAGGTCTTAATGATTGCATTAGAATCCAGTGACCCTGGACAAATTGCAGAAGCAGTAAGGAATGTTATAGGTTCTTGTTATTCAATAGATAACATTAATGACCTAACAACATTTGATATAGAATATTTATTTTTGCAACTCAGAGGAAAATCTGTAGGCGAGGATATGGAGTTACAACTTAAGTGCGAACATTGTGAAACACTTAATCCGCTTGTTATTAATGTAAGTGATATTAAAGTATCAAATATTAATGATAACAATATTGTAATGATAACAGATGATGTAGGTCTTAAAATGCGATGGCCATCAGTAAAAACGTTTGGCGAATTAGACATTGAAAAATTAAACTCTGTTGAAGGTTTAATGGATCTTATTATTGAATGCGTTGATAGTATATTTGACGCTGATGCTGTATATGATAGAAATGAAATGAGCAAAGATGAATTAACTGATTTTATCGATAATCTAAACTCAGGGCAATTTAAAAAGGTTCAAGAATTTTTTCAAGATATACCAGCAGTAGAACATATCGCTAAGATGAAGTGCAGTAATTGTGGTAAGGATAATAATATTGAGTTAAAGGGTCTACAAAGTTTTTTTTCATAGGCCTTTCACACGAAAGCTTGACCAATTATTATAAGACAAACTTTGCATTAGTACAACATCATAAGTATAGCTTGACAGAATTGGAAAATATGTTACCGTGGGAAAGGCAAATATATGTTGCTTTATTACAACAACATATTGAAGACGAAAACGAAAAAATAAAACGAAGGAAGTAATATGACTGAAGAAACAAAAACAACTCATCATCCCGCAGATAGTAATGGAGATGGTAAGGTATCAAAGGAAGAAGAAGCATTATATCTAGAGTTTAAACGTAAAGAGCTTGATGATCAGGATGCTATGCGTGATGCGCAACGTAAAATGACATGGTTTGCATTAGGTGGTTTATTACTATATCCATTTGCTGTAGTACTTGCATCCTTAGTTGGTTTAGATGAAGCACAAAAGACATTAGGAAGTATGGCCCCAACATACTTTGTAGCTGTTGCTGGTATAGTTGCTGCGTTCTTTGGAACACAAAACTTTGGCAATAAAAAATAAAGGTAGATACTCATGGCAGATGATAACGCAACAAACTTTCAAGAACTAATCGATTTAATGGCGGCTAACAATAAGTCGACCATTGAAATTGAACGTGATGGTAGAAATACCAGGCGTCATTTATTAGAAATGAAAAAGATACAATCATCTGCACTGGAAACAAATAAAAATCTATCTACTGTATTTGAAAATTTCTTTGAATCGATGGACGCAAATAAGCTAGCTCAAGCAGAAAAAGATACTGAAAGATTATCTATATTTGAAGATATTAGAAATTCTTTAGATGGTGGCGTTAAAGTAAACGATGATGCTAAGTCTAAAGACAGTAAATCTGGCGGTGGAATGCTTGGTAAACTTGGCGGTATGATGGGTGGTGCGGCAATGGCTGCAGGCGCATTACTTGCTGGTGTTGGTGTTGGAGCTGCAGGCCTTACTTTCGCAATGGGTAAAATGGAAGAGCTTGATACCAAAAAGATTAAAGAAAATGTTGATGATCTATTGTCAATGGCAGAATCTGATCGAATGACTGTGGGTAATGTTGCGGCTGTAACTGCGACAATGACTGCGTTAGGTGTTGGATTAGCTGCATTTACTATAGGCGAAGGCGCTTCAAAGGCTGTTGCTAAATTCTCTGAAGGAAGCGATTGGACTGGTGACATTAAAGATAACGTAGAAGATCTATTATCAATAGCAGATATCCCAGGAATGGGTGGTGATGCTGCTGCTGTAAGTACAACGTTACTTGGTTTAGGTTTAGGTCTTGCTGCATTTGGTATAGGTAAATCTGCAGATGGCGTTGGTAATGCGATACAATCTTTTACTGATGGTAACTTTGCTAAAGGTATTAAAGACGAAGTAGAAACACTTCTTTCCATCAACACTGGCTCAGGGATGGATACTGCAAAGTTAGTCGCGACTCTGGGCGGTTTAGGACTTGGTTTAGCTGCGTTTGCAGTAGGTAAAGCTGGTTCTGGCGTTGCTGATGGTTTAACTCAATTTACAACTGGCGATAACTTTGCTGCTGATATTAAGAAAGAAGTGGAGACTTTATTATCTATAGATACAGGTGCTAAAGGCGATGTTAGTGGATTTGTAGGAACTATGACGGCTTTATCAGCTGGTCTTGTAGCTTTTGCAATAGGTAAGGGTAGTGCTGGAGCTGCAGACGCTCTTACTAAATTTTCCTCTGGTGATAACTTTGCTGAAGATATTAAACGTGAAGTCGATACACTATTAACTATTGGTGATAGTGCTAATCTAGAGAGAACTCTAGCTGCTACTGGATCTCTTACTGCCTTAGGCGCTGGATTAACAGCCTTTGGTGCAGGTAAAGGCGTTAACGCGCTTGCTGATCTTGGCTCTTCAATTGTAAGTTTCTTTACTGGCTCTAAAAGCCCAGTAGAACAAGCTATTGAAGTTGGAGAAAAAGCAGATACCATTAAAGCTGGTGCAGATGCATTTAGCGCGTTTGCTGATGTATTTGAACGAATGAGTACAATGGGTGACATATCAATTGATATGGATGATGCTATTGAAGACATGGTTGAATACACTAAAACCCTTGAAAAAATTCTACAGGGTGGTAAACTTACTATTGGTAAAAACTTTACTACTGACGGCTTAGCAAATCTTACTGGAGACGTCGATAAAGCAGTAGCTAATATTAATAGAGTACGTGATGCATTAGAATTACAATCAAATGGTGGTAACACAGTTAGTTCTTCAGACGAAAAGTCTGGAGGTAATAAAATAGTTACATTATCTGCTGAAAATATTGAATTAAGATTACCTGAAACAACAACTGCTGCAAATACAAACGTAGTTGCAGATAATAGCAGTAAATCTAATGTTGTTACAACTATAGTACAATCAAATCCAAATAATAGAGTTGGAGATACATTAAACAACGCTTATGGATAGGACTTCCTTGTCCGTATATTCCTTAATTATTTCGAAGCAGTTTGAACACCAGTACTCTTTTTAAATTTCTTGGTGTACGATACGCCTCTGTAAGTTAGTTCTACAGTCATCGTAATTCTCCTATTCTGGATTATACGATTCTTTTAACGCATGAACCAATGCGAGTCTCTAATGTGGACTACACAATAATATTTATAAGCCGTCCATGGCGAAGAGTAATATTACTCAGTTGTTCCCTTGGGATCGGTCTTTTCGGCTGTATCTCTGATAACGCTACTTACGCTATCAAGAGTACCAGCAGTAATACCTACAACATCATCTTTAACACCTTGCACAATGTCTGTAACGCCATTATACGTAGAGTCTATTGTATTACAACCAGATAATACTACTAGTACCGAAATTAAAAATAAAGATTTCATAATCTTCTCCTTAATGTACGGGTTTTCTGCTCTTTCGGGCTCATTTAGTCACTAGCGATAATATGTTTTATCCACTCCGACTCGGTTAACCTGACTGTCAACCAATACTATTTATAATAAAAAAAGGGACCCCGAAAGGTCCCTGAAAAAATGGCCTGGTTTACGATTTATCAGATTCGCCCCAAACTCTTATTATTTTCTCCTCAGTTAGTTATGGCTCTTCGACCGGGTTACTCCCAATCCTTGTAGACTTCGCCGTTGCCTATTCAGGCTAGCCTTGTTGAGCTAGCTTGTCAAAGTAGGACAATGTGTCCTCTTCCCCTTCATCACTAGAACTTAAAGGAGCTGATTCAGCCGCTGCCATTGTTGGTTGTTCAACAACAGGAGCTGATTGCATCATGGAATTGTTATCCATAGCTACATGACCAGCGTCAACGCCTAGCACCTTATTCATTTTAGCTTTAAGTTCATCATAAGACTTATAGTTCTTAGGATCAATAAAGTCAGCCAAAGAGTGTAATTGGTTATATACACCTTCAAGCTTTTCTTCATCTCCACCGTGTAGTGGAGCTGCTGATGCAAACTCTGACTTATCATAGTTTACCCAACCTTCGACTTTACGAATTTTAATCTTAAAGTCAGCGCCTTCCCAGAAGTCATAAGGATTAACTGGATCTTCATCTGCAAATTGTGGCTGCATTACATCCATGATTTTATCAAAGATCTTTTTGCCAAACTTGTATACGAATACCTTACCTTCGTTTTGAGGATTAGATGGATCAGAAACAACTAGCACATTACTTACATAATGTAAACGTCTTTTCCTTTCACGAGCTAGTGCTTTGTCTTCATCACGGCCAGTATTCCATAGTAAACCATTTGATTCACTAACTGGATCATCCTGTCCAATTGAAGTTAAGCTATTTTCGATATACCAAAGACCAGTAGGACCTTTAAAGCCATGATCCCAATACCTTACCCAAGGAAGATCTTCACCTTCTTTAGCTGGTAGGAATCTGACTACGGCATAGCCGTTTCCTGCTTTATCTCTAGTAGGTTTCCAAAACCGATCATCATCATAGTTCTTAGTTTCGGTTTTAGTAGATACAGCTTCCGCTGCTTTTACGAGTTGGTCGATTGACGAGCCTCGCGAGCTCTTTAGATTTGCAAATGACATTATATTTCTCCGTATTGCATTGTATTAAGACGTAATTGTCTTTTCTATTGTATTTCACCCTTGTCCATAATATAGTATATTATAACACATTTTCATGTGTTTGTAAACGTTTTTTGTAATAAAGTTATACATTTATTACGATCAAAGCTTACGAATGGACTATACTTTTCGATCTTCCGTTGAGTATCAGGCCATATAATGGTATCTGATATCTTTACAGATTCTCTAGGTATGAATCCAAAGATGGCATTAAGAATAACAACAGTCTCTAAACTAATTTCTTCTTGCAACCATAGTTTAACGAGTAGAGGTAATTGTCCATCGACAGATTGAAACAATTTATCAAAGATAATATCCTCTTCTCGTAATCTATTTATATCAACTGAAAACACTCTATGAATACTTTCTTGTATTCTTTTGTGGTCTCTATAATTTTTTTCTCCATCTTCATCCATCATGTCTCCTATATAACTGAGACCCATTTTAAAGTTGGATATATAGTAATCCTTTAGATTACCATTATGTTTCTTAGCCAGCTTTGCAAAGAAGTACTTATCTTTGCGATTAAAGAATGACTTAGGAGTTACATTAGACTTAAAATTATATTTAACAGCATCATAACCTGATTCAAAGTGTAACTTTAAAGCATTATATAATTTATAAGATTCAAACGGATCATTCATTGAGGTATAATTCCAGTTGATGACATGTAGATAAATAAAACTACAGCTGACAATAGCATCCAACCCATCAATTTAAATAATCCTTCGACAATTGCTGTTAAAAATTTAAACATTAAGCCATAACTCCTTCATATAAAGCTTCAACATCTTCGATTTCGCCTAAGATCTCTGACAAGTTTTGCTTGTGGTAAATCGTGGCCATTTTCTTCAAATGCTTCTTATCAATTTCAACATCCTCAACGCAAAGGTTAACAGCTTCTTTGATAAAGTCTTTTTGCGCTTGAATTAAAGTCATAGCATTACTGATTTCAATGATGCAGTCTTTAATTCGTTTAACATCTGCTGGTGATGATGGTATAATAACGTTACTCATAATATTTTTCCTAAATAGGTAGTTGATTACCTTTTTTGCCTCTAATTAAATTAAGTCTTATTGCTTCAGCTTCCATTTTATCTTTAAGAGAGTCTGTCAATAGCTTCTTTAAATTGCTATAGTCCATACCCCTCTCTTCAATAATATAAGTTGCTGCATCTATATAAGACATATTTCCCTTTACAACTAGTTGTTCTACGGCAGTTGAAAACCGTTTTTTCGTCATAATTTTTTGCTCTAAATCTATAATCATATTGCCCTGAGTAATATGCAATCGGCATTAATTCTACCATTAGGAGTACTGATCTTTGTAGTAACAGTATCCCAAACTAATTTGTCGATTTGCTTGATTGATTTCTTTAAAATAAGTGGTAGTATATCTTCTGGTTTTCTAAGAGTAGTTTGCCTACTCTTTTCACAGATATTCTTAATGGTAGTACCACTTACTTCAAACCCTTTTGTTGAATTCGTATTATATTGAATTAATTTTCTAGACTTAGTATTATAAACAAACAATACTTCTTTACCTGGAATCATAACTGGATTGATAGAACTCACCTTATCATCAACGCTATCAACACGATATTTAAGACTTTTAACTTGCGCGTCAGATGACTTAGGCTTTTTAGCTCTTGGAACTTTAGCTGCTTTATTAGCTGTCTTTAATTGTTCTAAGTCACTAAATATACCTTCCATAGTTTTAAGCATTTTATTTAATCTGCGCTTAGTGATATGCGAGTATGCTTCAACAGCTTGATCGCAAGTGCCATCATATGCATCTTTAATTGGCTGATATTCCATCATAACAGCGTCTTTAAAAATATTAATAGAAGATCCTTTAAGATCATATTGCTTAGCTAGTTTAAACACATCGATCTTTTGATTGTATTTTTCATCCATCCAACCATCAATAATCTCATCCCAATCAACCATAATAGTTTCATTTATCTTAGTTCTTTGTCTTTGCTGAACTGAAATCACTGGTTTCGGGGGAGGAGCATCAGCAAGGTCTTCTTCTATAGCTTCTACAGCTTCATTATATATCTGCTTTAGCTCCCCCTCCCAGCGCGCAAACTCATCTTTGGTATACTCGTAGCCTCTACTCCAAAGCTTTGCTACTTTACCTAGTTTACCAGTGAGTTGCCAATCCTTAAGTTTCTTAAGAGTTTTGATCTTATCTTTGTCATAGCCATAAACATCAGTAGCAAATGCTAAAACGCAATCAACATAGTCTTTTGGCTTATAGTAATAGTTGTACCAATGACCGCCTTTACTCCATAAAGCTAAACGATTAGTAGCTTTACTTGAAGTTTCGCCTTTTTGAAAGACTGGTTCAGGACCCATATATTTGTCATCAATGGTTACCCTGTTCTTTCTCATTTTGATTCTTGCTTTATTTTCTGCCATGGTCTACTCCTTTATAATATAAGATCTATTATAACATACTTTACAATGAATGTAAACGTTTATTTTTAATTAATTTAATGTTTTTGCTGCTATTTTATCTTTATATCTTTTTTGCCTTTTGGTTCTATCATTAACTTTACCAGCAAGTTGACCACAAGCTGCAGCTACGCCATCACCACGTTGTCTTCTGATAGTGGTGTAAAAACCTTTTATTTGTAAAATATCTTTAAAATCAGCAAGGGCTTTATAAGTAACTGGTTTGTAATCTGCTCCCTCAATAGTATTAAATGGAATAAGATTAACAACGCAATCAAGATCTTTAATTAATTCAGCTAATTCATATGCATGTTTTGGCTGATCATTTATTTGATCTATCAATGTGTATTCAACTTTAATTTTTCTACCATCAGCCATTCTTTCTTGGTATCTTTTAGCGCTTTGAATAAAGCTTTCGACATTGTATTTTTTATTAATAGGTACTAATTCGTTTCTTAAATCATTGTCAGCAGCATGAATAGAAATTGCAAGAGACGCATTTGTTACATCAGCCAATTTATCTAAAGCTGGAACTACTCCAGCAGTACTAAGCCAAACATCGTCCTTAGGAATATTATAAACATCCATCATTAAATTCATAGCATCAACTACATTATCAAAATTCATTAATGGTTCGCCCATTCCCATCATTACAATTTCTGTAACCTTAGGATCTATGCCATCAAATTGTCCAAATGAATCAGCAACTATCCAAAGTTGACCAATTATTTCGCCTGCTGTTAAATCCCTATTAAATCCTTGTTTACCTGTTGCACAAAAGCTACAATCCAATATACAACCAATTTGTGATGATATACAAAGAGTTCCTCTAGTTCTTTCCGGTATATAGACTGTTTCTATACAACTGCCACCTTCAACTTGAATTATCCATTTTCGAGTTCCATCTTCTGAATCCTCAACACTAACCACTTCTGGAAGTTTAATTTTAGCATTTTCGCAAAGCTTTTTGATTAATGACTCAGGTAAGTTTGTCATTTTATTAAAGTCCAATTCACCCTTTTGATGAATACACTTTATTATTTGACCAGAATAAAAACGACTTTCTCCCAACTCATGAAGAAAGTCGTTTAATTTTAAAACAGAAAGTCCCAATAGATTAATTTTCATTAGTCCCTTTCATATGATTTTATACCAAGGACATAGTTTTCAGCAGCTTCTTCTGCGTATACTTCTGCCTTTCCTTTATACCATTCGATACCAAGAGATTCTCCATCAATATACATACGTATACCAAAAGATGGGTCGTCTCCAAATGATCGAAGAACTTCCGCTTTACGATTTTTATGATCACCCGATCCATTGTATTCGCTTAGCAACATATAATTTGACATTTTTATTCCTTAATATTTTTTTCTAGTTTATTGCCATAGTAGTCATGAGTACCAGCTTTGTATTGCTTTTTTATTGCATCTCTTTCTTTCATTGCTGCGTATGACGAAGCAATTCCAAACCAAGCGATAAAAACAAACAAAACTGTCAGACCTAAAGTTTCTATAATAGCCATAGTTATTTTCCTATATGTTCCACGTCTTTGCGTGGTATTACTTGATAAGCACCTTTGTTATATGCAGGTGCGACTGTGAAATTCTTGGATTCTTCTGCTTTCCAAGACTGATCATCAGGCGTCGAATAATTTGACGTACCTGAATAAGAAGGGTATTTGTTATTGAACTCTTCCATTCTAAGTTCAGCTAAAGACTTTTCTACCTTGAGTGGTTTAAACTCTTGCTTAGTTTTACGTCTTGTCTTAAGAGCTTTACTCTTTCTTTTACGACCTGAGTAGGTGTAGTTTATAGATCCGATATAATTCATTTTGTAGGCGCCGAGTTCATAAGACTTGCAAAGTCCATAGACTCTTGAATTGTTTCAGTTGTGCCATCGGCATAAGAACGTGTTATTAAACCACTATTAAAGCTACGCTCAATATAACCATTTTGAGCCAACATATAATCGCATTTAGCAGCCCATTCTTCAACAAACTGTTTACGTTTTACATATTCAACTTTATCAGTATATTGAGTCATAGCTTAATCCCAATCGTTTTTTTGATCGTTGTACGCATCCATTAAAGATGAACCCGCAATAAAATCTTGAGTTTCTTTGTCCGTATAGAACATATTTTCTTCTTTAAAGCATTCAAGACTACCAGGAGCTTGATGAGCAGCCTTTTTGACTGTTTTCGTAAGCTTGTTATAGTGGTCTTTTGGTTTAGAGTAAACCTTGTTTACTGCAGCTTTAAATTGAGCTTTTTCTCTAGCCTTTTCTGCTGCAGCTTTAATCATTGCAATTCTATTCATAGTTTTTCCTCGATAATACGTATATTATATCATAGTCTACAGCAAATGTAAACAATTATTTTCAATTATTTTAAAGTTCTTCAACAGTAATTTTATATTCTTTACCATTCTGATCTTTGACGTTGATGGTCTTTGTTGTAGATACTAGATATCCTTCTTTAGGACAAAGATCCATTTTAACTTTACCAACTTCAGTAATGAAGCTATCTTCTCTTAATGACGGCGATAAAACTGAATGCGCGATATAGTCGCAATATGCCATGCCCTTCACGCTGCGTCCTCTTCAGAACCAAACATTGAAGACCAGCACGATGGCGTACAACCAGAGATCATAAACTCTCTTTGGTCCACAGATGCCTGTGGCATGGCATCTTGAATAAGCATACCACCAACCCACGCTTCTACCTGCTCAGCAGTTGCGTTGATTGCCATTGTGTTACTTTTGCCTGTAACAGGAGACGTTTTTTCCATTATAATCATATTATTTCACCCACACTTTGTTGTATTTAGAAGGAAGATTATCACAAGAATAGCTATCTCCTTCAACGTAATTAAGAACTCTTACACATTCTCCAGTAGAATTACTGATATGAACATCAGGTCTGTCTAGTGCTGTTTCAATTGCATTAAGAAACAATGAGAAGATTACAGCAGCGGCAAGACCCGCTGCGATACATTTTAATTTTTCGAAAGTACTCAACATTATGCTACCTCCAAGATGCTGATTGGACAGTTGTATTTAAGACCATCAATTGTCACGATAGCTTTAGTTCTTTTGATTTGATCAACAATACCAAATTCTACACCGTTCCTTGATGTAACTTTTACTTTAGAACCAACTGCTAGACTTGATTTAGCTACAGCAACCTTGATAGACCTAAGCTGCTTTTGTTTGATCTTAATAAGATCGATTACTTCGTTGAGTTCGTCAGTAGATGAAATACTGTTGATTGCGTTTAAGATTGATTTTTTCATAATGTAGTTCCTTTCTTTATCATTTAATATAGGTATATTATAATCTATTTTGGGACCTTTGTAAAGGGAATTTGTAAAAATAATTCACTTTTTTTAGATCAATTTGTTATAACCAGCACTTCTTATATAACTCTTCTTCACGTCTATATGCTTCTTTTTCCCAAGGAGCATTCTCATATTTGTAGTTACGAGGCTTTCTATTCATCCATGAGTTAGTCCATCCATTAAGTTCTTTTCTTAGATATTGTTTGGCATGAACCATCTCATGAGCTAGTGTTTGCATCATCATATCGTATGGTATATCATTACCCTCAGAAGTACGAGCAATCTTGATTTCGGCGTAACCTTCTCTATAATCACCCCAACAGAGGCCCTGACTATCATTGTCAAGCTTAGTTTTAAACTTTACGAATATTACCTTTGACCACATACGATTAATACCAAGCTCTTTAGAAAGATTGTCTAAATACTCTTTAACTTTCTTTTTGTTTTTTACTTGGCCAGTTACTATAAAATTTGGCATGAAGCTTGGTTCCTTATTGTTTAATAGGGGTATATTATACTACATTTTGGGACCTTTGTAAACGACCTGAGTGAAAATAATTCACTTTTTTTAGATCATTTAGTTATATGCATAGAACTGAAAGTTATAAGGCGAAAATCTTAATCAGTTCTTCCTTCCCTTTTACCTTGATATCACCTATTGGTCGTGGTTTAATGATGGTAACTTGATCTGCTGTGTAGCTTGAAATTATTGTTGGGCAATTAATATAATTTCCTCTTGCCGCAGTTGCTTCAAGTCGTGCTGCGAGATTAACTGCGTCTCCAATGACTGAATAGTCGAACCTTGATTCGCTTCCCATATTCCCCACAATGCAATCGCCGGTATTAATGCCAGTGCCGACGTTAATGTCCGGAAGTCCTCGCTCTTTATAAATTTCTTTAAGTTCATTTGTTTTAGCCTCAATTTCTATTGCTGATTTTACCGCCATGTCAGCATGATTTTTACATGGTAAAGGTGCATTCCAAAACGCCATAATACAATCACCCATATACTTATCGATTGTACCACCATTATTTAAAATGATTTTAGTCATAGAATCTAGGAATTCATTTACTAACTCGACCAATCCTTCTGGATCGTCATTGTTTTTATAGTGTTCTGATATTGGAGTAAACCCGCATATATCCATAAACAAGAATGTCATTTCTTTTCTTTCGCCACCAAGAGTTAGCAATGATGGATCTTTTTGGAGCATGTAAACCATATCAGGAGACAGATATGTTCCAAACTGTTTCTTAATCTGTTGCCTTAGCATAAATTGCTTATAGAAGTTATTAAAAGATCCTGATGCAAAGACAAGTATATATATTATCATAGGATAACTTACATCAAGGAGAATTTGAGATTCGTACCAGAAGTAGAAAGCGCCGCCAATTGAAATACCCACAGTCGACACAAACGTCAAGAGAGAAGCCCACAATGGCAAATGATAAATTGAAAGAATTATCCCAAGAGATCCAATTAGAACTACAGCTATTTCAGCAAGATCAGCCCATATCGGACGAGCTATCGAGTCTCCTGACAGGATTGTCTCAAGCGCTGCAGCTTGCAAATGATGCGCAGATCGTAGACCTGAAGGAGTTGGAACCTGAGCAGCTAGACCTTTGGCAGTCAGACCAATCAGAACAGTTGAACCCTGAAGATCGGGTAATTCGTTGGACCCGTACTCTATTTCCGTAAACTTATAGTTTGGATTAATCCATATAGAACCATTAGCATCTGATGATATTCTATGAGGTCTGATTATAACTTCTTCAATACCAATATCATTTACCTTTACTGTATATGAAGGTTTTTCACTTAGCACTCGAGTTGTTTCTAAAGCAAACGAAGGATATAATTGATCATTGATTTGAGATATTAATGGTATACGTCTTACCAATCCATCAACTTCTGGCATAGCATTTATAAGACCATGACCCCACGCTCCAGCTTCTATTTCAGGAATATTGGTTACTAGTCCTTTATATCTTATTGCCCAATCTAGTGGATTACCTGTCCCAAAGATAGCAGTTCCAATATAGGGCGCAGAAGTGCTTTTTCCGTTTTCATCAGCATCTTGAGCTAATATAATACCATTATCTTTCACCCAAGAAGCAAAGATTTTATCACCGCCGAACCTGTCAGCCTCTGGAAACATAATAGTAAACCCAATAAGCCCCGCGTTAGCACCTCTGAGGTCACTTATCATTTGAGCATATGTTGATCTCGGAAAGGGATATTGGCCCATCACGCTGAGTGAATCTTCTCCTATGTTCAATAGGGTAACCCTAGTGGAATCACGCTGAGTGATTGTCTTGATATAGGTATCAAAGGTATTTAATCGTAATTGTTCAACTAAGGCCGGATCAGATACTCTTATACCTATTAGCACTGCTGCTATGAATATTGTAGTCCAGATGGATGTTATATATTTCATAAGTTATTGTTGAGTTATTGATACTATGCAACCAGTTGGATTTATCTT